ATCTTTCAAGGAATCATTCAGTGGTGGTCTCTATGAGAAGAAAAGAGTCAAGCTACGGTACACTAAGGACGGTAAGCTTTATCCTAATATTCTCAAGGATATGACTAGCTTTCCTAAGGTGGAGGTTGAAGGTGATGATGTAATTGTCTATGACCATTATGAATTTAACCCTGCCTCCCCTAAGGAGCGTATTGATGTCTTGTGGAAAGCTGGGTGGAAACCATTTGACAAAACGGAAGGACATAAGAAATGGCTCAAAGGTTCTTAGGAGAATACGGAAGATATTTAAATAAGGTGACTAAATCTGAAGTGTCCCAACAAGTCTCTGAACTAGGCAGTATCTATAAGTGTAAGTTTCTTAAAAAGGCAAAGTGGCAAGAAAGAGTTTTAAAAGGGACTAAAATTAAACTACCAATGGAGTTTCTAGAATGACAATCTTAGTAGAGGTGCAAGAGGACAATACAGTAGATAAAGCTGAGGTTTATCCTTTATTCTTTAGGAATTCTGGCATGTCTGGAGAGTGGACTTCTTTTAGAGAACTTAATAAACATTCTGAGAGTTATTTTGGTTCTTATAGTGAACCAGATAAAGATGTTTCTGAAGGGTGTCATTTAGAATACTTAATCCCTAAGGAATTCTTATTTAATAATGAGGAGGTATTAGAGGAATGACTAAACATTTTACAGCAGTATTCCTTATAGGGTTTATTGTAGGAGGGTACGTTCTGTCAATACCTATTAAGAAACAAAGGGAGTACTGGAAAGGTTCTTACTGTCTTAAAGCTGGGGATGACTTAGACTTTTGTAAACCTTATATAGAGGGTGTAAAATGACAGACTTCAAGAAATACGGATGGAAAGTTAATGAGGCTAACCTGTCTACTCTGCCCCCTGAGGCCCCTAAAGCTGCTAAGGACTTGACTAAGTGGCTTACCCTAGAGGGCCGTAGGTCTAGCTTAGCTGAGTGGCTAGGGTGTGTCTCAGATGATGGCCGTATCCACGGTAAGTTCTGGCACATTGGGGCTTGGACACACCGTATGTCTCATTCTAGCCCTAACCAAGCTAACATCATGTCAGCCTTCCACGGCACACCTAAGACAGCAGTTGAGGAAGTTAAGGCTAAGTACGATGGTGAGCTTAGGGCTTGCTGGGGGAGTGATAACTACTTGGTAGGGTGTGATGCTGAAGGTATCCAACTGCGTATCCTAGCCCACTACATGAAGTCTGAAGCCTATGTTAAGGCTATTACTGAGGGTGACAAGGCTACTAAGACTGACATCCATAACCTCAATAAGAAAGCCTTAGGAAGTGTGTGTAAGGACAGAGATACGGCCAAGACTTGGATATATGCCTTTTTGCTGGGCGCTTCTAAAACTAAGCAGGCAGAGATTCTTAAATGTTCTGTAGGGCAGGCTGCTAATGCTGAGAAGAATTTCCTTGAGGCACTTACTGAGCTTAAGAAGATTAAGACCTTGATGATCCCTAAGGATGCTATGAGAGGTTACTTCGTAGGCTTAGATGGTCGTAAGGTAGCCTGTGACAGTGAGCACCATATGCTAGCTGGGTACCTACAGAATGGTGAGAAGGTAGTCATGTCTAAGTGGATTCTTAAATGGACACAGAGAGCCTCTGAGGAGGGCCTGTGGTACAAGCTAGTAGACATTGTGCATGATGAGACACAGACTGAGGTTAAGACTAAGGAGGACGGAGAGAGGCTCCTAGACATCCAGCGACAAACAATGGTAGAGGTTGGGGAAGAGCTAGGTCTATTCTGCCCTCTAGCAGCAGATGGTAACGTAGGTCTTAATTGGGCTGAAACACACTAAGTTAACTTAAAGGAGCGAAAGATATGGAAGATAAGTACCCTAAGGGTGTATATAAGACGACAACAGATAGGTTTTTAGCTTGGGAAGGTATAAAGAAAGGAGGTCTAATAGATGTAACCAAAAGGAACCTTAGTCCTCACGACATCTACCTAACCATAGGCTTTGCTTGGTGTCGAGGATTCTCTAACACAGTATTTGAGATAACACTAAGTGACAAAGACAAAGCTAAGTTCATTATGCCATTGGAGTTCTTGACATGACTAAGTATAGAGAACTTAAAGGGTTGTTTAAGTCTACGAGCCACTCTCACATACACAAGGACTACTTTCTTGTGGCTTGTATGTCTAGGGCGATTTGGACAGATAGTCTTAAAAATGGTCCTAATACTGTCTACAGAGAGAAGGACTTGGAGAACCACTTCAAACAGCTCCACGACAACCTAACACTCCCCCTAGAATTTATAACTTGACAAGAGGTGTAACATAAGGTATTTTATTACTATAAGGTATACACAATGAACAACCTAGATGATCTTGAAGTAGAGATAGAATATATAGACTTTAAGGAACATAAAGTACCTGAGTACTTAGATGATTTCTTAAGTTGGTTTTATAAGGAGGGAGACTATGGGTAAAACATGTAGTGTCTGTAAGCAGTACAAGGAGGCTGATGCTTACTACACTAGAAGTTCCACTGACCTAAGACTTAAGGGAGCTTGTCAAGAGTGTTGTAGGGCTAGGGCACGAAGGTACTGGTCGGAGAAGACTACACCAGACGCTCAAAGAGAAGCAAACCTAAGGAAAAGCTTTGGGATAGGTATAGAAGACTACGACAAACTTCTTGAAGAGCAAAAAGGAAAGTGTAAGATTTGCGGGTCTTGTCACTCTACTTTCAAACGAAGACTGGCTGTAGACCACTGTCACGACACAGGTAAGATAAGAGGCTTGTTATGTCAATTCTGTAATACAGGCTTAGGTAACTTTAAAGACAACATCGAACTGCTCGAACGAGCTAAACAATATTTGGAGAACACTAATGGCAACGCGTAAAGTAACACTGGTTGGAACAGCTACTTGGAGTAAAATCTTTTTTGACAACCGCGATATGAAAGGCTTTGAAGGTGCCTATGAGGACCACGACGGTGGTTACACTATTAACGTAGAGCTTGAAGCTGAAGAGTTCCAGAAACTTAAAGACTCTGGGTCTATGAAGAAAGGCTCCATGGGTGAGAATGGGATGGTCGTCAAGTTCTTGCGTAAGCATAAGGACCGCTTCGAGTGGGCTTCTGGTGCTCCTGAGGTAGTTAAGGCTGATGGTTCTAAGTGGGACTTTGAGGCTGATGGTCAGATTAACAATGGATCAGATGTTGAAGTTGAGCTTAGTGTCTATGACACCTCTCGGAGTAGCATTAAGGGTACTCGTCTAGAGAAAGTTAAGGTCCTTAAGCAAGCTGAGTTTGAGGGCAAAGATAATGACGACGATGAGGTGCCTTTCTGATGTCAGATCGTGTAGTAACTATACTGGCTTGTCTGGCAGTGTTTCTAACCCCTCTAGTTCTTCTGACCTTAGCCTTCCTAGTGATTAGTTTTGTTTCTTGGTCTTGGCTTGTCTTCCCTATTGAAGCCTTTCGAGCTTCTCTAGTAGTAGGGGCTTTCTTGTTAGTATGTTTCGCTGACTTTATAAAGGAGGGTTATAAACAATGACACGAGCAGCGCTAGAAACAATTCAGATAGCTTGTATTGCCACCCCTATTATTGCTGTCCTTCTTATCTTGGGTATTAATTGGCACTCTGGGGTTAAATTTAAACATGAGACATGCTATCAACGTCTAGGTTACAACATTGCCTTGGATAAGAGTTATGTAATTGAGGACTACTGTGGAGGTAAAAACAATTAAAAGTATTACAACATTAGTAGATGATATATACAAAGTAGTCTCTGAGAAAGGTGGCTGGGATACAGTCTCCAATGACTACTTCAAAGAAAAGATTGGGTCCACTTTGTGGTCCCGATTAACACCACCTGAGGAGGAACGTAAGGGTGGCCTACGTATGAGTAACATTGGTAAGCCTTGTGCTAGGCAGCTATGGTACTCTATCCACCATGACAAGGAAGCTGAGGAACTACACCCTAGTGCCCACCTTAAGTTCCTTTATGGTGACATCTTAGAAGACCTCTTATTGTCGTTAGCTGTGGCAGCAGGGCACACTGTAGAGGGCCACCAAGACACCATGTCTATCTCAGGTATCAAAGGTCACCGAGATGCAGTTATTGATGGTGTTACAGTGGACGTTAAGTCAGCCTCAAGCTACAGCTTTAAGAAGTTTGAAGCTAATGCTCTTAAGGAAGAGGGTAACGATGGGTTTGGCTATATCCGACAGCTTAGTAGTTATGTCTATGCAGCTAAGGAAGACCCTCTAGTTAAGGATAAGACTGGAGGAGCCTTCCTAGTCATTGATAAGACATTAGGCAAGCTCTGCTTGGACTACTACCCACTACATGATGAACTAAAGGAAATGGAGGATTTCTATGAAGAACGTAAAGACATGGCATCATCAACATCCCCACCACCCCGAGGTTTCCAACCGGAACCAGACGGAAAGTCAGGGAATGAAAAGCTTGGATTCCAATGCTCCTACTGCCCGTTCAAAAAGCTCTGCCATCCTGATGTTCGTGTCTTTAGTAGTTATCGGGGTCCTGTATATCTTACTACAGTGAAGAAAGAACCAAGGATGAATGAGATTAAAGAGGGTAAGGCATGACACTCTATCTAGACAAAAAGGCCGAAAACAATGGTGACATGAAGAGGCTTCAGAGGAAATTCCTTGAGTGGCTAGATAAAGAAACTATGTTAGGTTCAGACTGGCTCAAACTCCAAGGAGTTACTTTTACTGTAGAGGGGATTGACCCAATCTCAGGAGAGGTAACAGATTTTGTAGTAAGATTCGATAACCATTTTTACGTGAATGAGAAGACTTAATAACAAGGAGAATAGTAAAATGACACTAAAACGGATTGATTTAGCTAAGAGGCTTCTAGTCGATGATTAAGGTGAGGTGGGGACGGAAAAGCCCTTGGTGGAATCCTGTTATAACCACCGACAACCAGTGTATAATTAAACTTGCTTGGGGTCCAAGGCGGGTTTCTTCTAAAGCAGCGAGTGGGACTAAAGCTTATCCCGAAGATGTAGGAGCAGCACTTTCGATGTGGCTAGCTTGGACACGAAAGAACTGGCACAGGAAAGAGCCTTATATTGTCATAACTAGCGACCCAGAGTCAGGACATGGCGCGAGGTACAGAGAGGAGTTGAAAGAAGAGAAGCTCAAGCAACAGAAGATCGAAGAGAAGGAGGCGATGGCCCTGCGCATTGATGACCTACAGCGAGAACGTATGGAGGCACGTGCAGCAAAAGATTTTGCAAGGGCTGACGCTATTCGTGACGAGATTGAGCAGGCGGGGTTTGTAGTGTCAGACAAGCCTATAAGTGAGGTTCATAAGATAACAAAGGAGACAGTAAATGACACTAAAACGAATATATGATGGTCCTTTTGAAAGGGAGCCCCATTGCAACCAATTCAAAAATAAAGAGGAGTAGATAGAATGGCGGATATGGTACTTGAAAACTTGAGGTGGGCCTTGGCCTACATAGACTCCCAAGACGCCAAGATCAAGGCACTAGTAGAGGCGTTGGAGAGCATACAAGGGGAATACTACATTCCCGGCGGTCCAAATGTTCAGGAAATGTTGAACGTGGCGAACGCCGCCCTAGCCACAGTAAAGGAGACAGTAAGTAATGGCTAAGAACATTATTAATCAGTTGCCAATCTACGGACTAGACAAACTCTCACGACCACAAAAGAATGTAGTTAAAGACCTCCTATGGATGTGTACTGAAGAGAACCTAGAGTACTATCATACAGGGAGCCGACTAGTTAAAGACATTGAGTGGGACGATGTTGACTTCGTAGTTAAAGTAGACGACACAGAGAAGTTTAAGCAACGACTAGAGAAGGAAGGTTGGGGGGAAGGCGGATCAGACACACCTGAGCAAGAGTTCACCTCCTATAAGAAATACAACATTAATATTATTCTAACTCAAGATAAAGAACACTTTAGCAACTGGATTGAAGCTAGTAATATCGTTAGCACCTACCAGATCAGAGAGAAGTATAACCGTATTGCAGCCTTTGATTATGTCTTTAAACGAGGTCGTGCAACCATTAAGGACTTCCAAGATGCTATCGCTAACGTAGATAAAGGAGTCTTCTATGCCCTCAGCTTCTAAGAGTAAAGCCCGTAAGGCTGCATTGAAGTATGGCTATAGAAGTGGCCTAGAGAAAGACAATGCTGACTACCTAGATAGCTTAGGTGTCTCCTATACCTACGAAGAGAAGAAGATCAAGTGGGAGGACTATAAAGTACGTACCTACACTCCTGACTTCATCTTAGAGAATGGTATCATAATCGAAACAAAAGGAAGATTTGTTGCAGCAGACAGACGTAAACACCTAGAGATTCAGAAACAACACCCTAGTCTAGACATCAGATTCGTCTTCAGCAATCCAAATGCTAAGTTGTCTAAAGCTAGTAATACAACCTATGCTCAGTGGTGTAAACGTAATGGGTTTAAATATCATTATAAGACAATCCCACTAGAATGGATAGAAGAGGAACCTAAGGATGAGTAAAACTCTAAGATGTATCGTATGTAAATCGACCTTAACTGACATGTACAAGTACCAACCAGATGGGGGTACTGCCTTCCACTCACAAGGCCACTTCGGGTCTAGTGTTACTGACCATATGGACGGCACCGTTACTAGTGTCTGTGTCTGTGACGAATGTATGAAGATAGCTCTGAAGAGCGGAGTAGCTATAGAAACTAAAGGTTATCCTCATGAGTAAAACTAAAACAGCTATTGTCTTCAGTTGTGCCCACGCCTCCCCTGAGGTAAGCAATGAGAGGTTTGACTGGTTAGGAGGATTGATCTATGACGTCAAGCCTGACTATGTTGTAGACCTAGGTGATGGTGCTGATATGAAATCCCTTAACTCTTACGACACAAGGTATCCAGCAGCACTAGTATCTCAATCTTACGAGAAAGACATTGAGAGTTATAATGACTCCCAAGAGAGACTACGACATAAGTTCAAATACCATAAACGTAAGAAACCTGCATGGTTTGGATTTGAGGGTAATCATGAGAACCGCATTAAGAAAGCTATTGCACATGACCCAAGGCTTGAAGGGTCTAAGTACGGGGTATCTTTTAGTCACCTTAACACAAAAGAGTGGTTTACAGAGTACCATGAATACACTAATTCAGCCCCCTCAATCGCTTGTTACGATGGTGTCTATTACTCTCACTTCATTGGTGCTGGGGCTTATGGGCGTCCTATCAGTGGTGAGCATCACGGCAATAGTCTTATTAAAAAGCTGGGTGCTTCTGCAACTGTTGGTCATAGTCATAAGTTTAATCACTTTGTTAAAACTGAGTCATTCCCTAATCCTACTAATGGTCTTGTCGCGGGGTGCTTCAAAGGAGCGGATGAAGGTTGGGCAGGTCAAGCTAACCGAGAGTGGAGTAAGGGAGTATGTATCAAAAGGAACTTAGCTAATGGTCACTACGATCTGCAATGGGTAAGTATGGATGCCTTGAAGAAGGAGTATAGTTAATGATGTTGCACATTGATGTAGACGAAGACCACTCTGAGATTATAGTAAAAGCTAGTTTTTGGGATCAAAATGGTTGTTTACAAGAAGACACACAGAGTATAACCAAAGAGATGTTATTGAAAGTTCTTGGGGAGGTGCCTGAAGATGCAAGAGGAAAGGATTAAACTCCTCATTGATTCTTATGGACTAGAACTACTCCTAGACCTACAAGACATTGAGCAAGAGTACGTGTTGACACTCTTAGTAGAACAAGGTATATTAGACTTAGAGGAGTACTTTGATTATGAGTAAAGTTTATGTATGTTCGACTGAACCTGAATATGAGGGCGGAGGGAGTTATAACGGCGTTACTGACATTGTAGCGGTGTTTAAGACTAGAGAAGCGGCTGAAGAGTACTGTAAGAGAAGCCGTGGTCTTTATGATTGTGAAGAGGTGATTTTCTACGATGAATGAAATGAAACAATTAGTAATGATGGACTTAATTCTTAATGGTGATTCTTTGAACAGTGTAGATGACCCACGAGATAAGACACCTCTAGACATGGTTAAGGAGTATCAAGAAGTCTCGGGTCAGACACCAACACCTGAGCTTTATGAAGAGTTGATTAGAGAAGAGTACTTTGAGTGGATAGATGACCAAGGAAACCCTAATGAACTTAAAGAACTCTCTGACCTAGTATACGTTATCTACGGATATGCTAATGCTAAAGGGTGGGACCTAGATGAAGCTGTACGACGTATTCATGATAACAATATGGGACGTATGTACCAGCCTGATGGGACCATTAAGCGACGTGAAGATGGTAAAGTAATTAAGAATAAATCCTACCCTAAGGTAAACCTAGAGGACCTAGTATGACAAACAACACAATGAATGACTACCAGAAGTTTATTAGCACAAGTCGCTATGCACGATGGCTTCCTAAGGAAGGCCGACGAGAAGCTTGGGATGAAACAGTAAGCCGTTATGTAAGTAATGTAGTAGAACCAGCTATTCCTGTAGAGAGCCTTAGTGAGGTTCCAGCTATCAAGGAGGCTATTAAGAACCTTGAGGTAATGCCCTCAATGAGAGCTATGATGACTGCTGGGGCTGCTCTAGATCGAGATAACACCTGTGGATATAACTGCTCATACCTTCCAGTAGACGACCCTAAGAGCTTCGATGAGGCTATGTTCATCCTTCTCTGTGGCACTGGTGTAGGCTTCTCAGTAGAGCGTCAGTACGTAGGTAAACTACCTGATGTCCCTAATCTCTATGAGAGTGAGACTACAGTTGTTGTCAAAGACAGTAAAGAGGGTTGGGCTAAGGCTCTCCGTCAAGTCATTGCTCTCCTGTACAGTGGTGAAGTGCCTAAGTGGGATGTAAGCCGTGTGCGACCTGCTGGAGCTAAGCTTAAGACCTTTGGTGGTCGTGCCTCAGGTCCAGCCCCTCTAGTCGATCTATTTAACTTCACAGTAAGTGTCTTTAAGGAAGCCCAAGGCCGTAAACTCTCTTCCTTGGAAGCACACGACATTATGTGTAAGATTGGTGAAGTAGTAGTCGTAGGTGGAGTACGTCGTAGTGCAATGATTAGTCTCTCTAACCTCAGTGATGACCGTATGCGACATGCTAAGACTGGGACCTTCCCAACACAACGGTACTTGGCTAACAACTCAGTAGCCTACACTGAGAAACCAGATGCTATGTCCTTCATGCGAGAGTGGGTCGCCCTCGCTGAGTCAGGGTCAGGTGAACGAGGAGTCTTCAACCGTGAAGCAAGTAAGAAGCAAGCAGCAAAGAATGGTCGTCGGGATGCCTCCTATGACTTTGGTACAAATCCATGCTCAGAGATCATCCTACGTCCGTACCAGTTTTGCAACCTTACTGAAGTCGTGGTTCGGGCTGAAGACACTGTGGAGACTCTTGAAGAGAAAGTAAAGCTAGCTACGATCCTAGGAACTATTCAATCCTCCTATACTAAGTTCCCTTATCTGCGTAAAGTATGGCAGAACAACACCGAGGAAGAACGTCTCTTGGGTGTCTCTCTTACAGGGATTATGGACAATCCCTTGATGACAACTAAGAACTCAGGACTGGAGAAAACACTTGCTCACCTCAAGTCTATTGCTGTATCTACTAACGCTGAGTGGGCCTCTCGTCTTGGCATTCCAGCTTCTACTGCTGTCACATGTGTAAAACCAAGTGGAACGGTATCTCAGCTTGTTGATTCCGCAAGTGGTATCCATAGCCGCTATGCTCCTTATTACCTTCGCACTGTAAGGGGCGACAATAAAGACCCTCTGACACAGTTCATGAAGGATCAAGGTATTCCTAATGAGCCTTGTGTATATAAGGGTGAAACAACAACTGTCTTCTCCTTCCCTATGAAGGCTCCTGAAGGTGCGGTAGTTACTAAAGACTTGACAGCTATTGAGCAACTTGAGACATGGTTGGTGTATCAACGACACTGGTGTGAACATAAACCCTCGGTGACTATCAATGTTAAGAAGGATGAATGGTTTGAAGTAGGAGCATTTGTCTATAAACACTTCGATGAGATGTCAGGTGTGTCCTTCTTGCCTTATGATGACCACATCTACCAGCAAGCGCCCTACCAAGAGATTGGACATTCAGACTATAAGACTGCCCTAAGTATTATGCCTGAGTCTATTGATTGGTCTAAACTAGCTAACTATGAGAAAGAAGATAATACTGTCTCTATGCAGACTATGGCCTGCTCAGGTGACACATGTGAACTTGTGGATATTGGATAATATATGACAATTAAAGCTACCATTAAAGATAAGATGGGGACAGACCTTAATATAGTAAATGCTGCAAGGGTAAGCTTCGGAAAGGAAAGCACCCACTTCAAGGAACAAGATGCTAAGTTAATCCAGTACCTAGCTAAACATGGACACTACTCGCCCTTTGGGCATGTCTTCGCCTCCTTCCACGTAACTGCACCAATCTTTGTAGCTCGACAACTGGTCAAACATAAGTTCCTTAGATGGAATGAGATTAGTGGTCGTTATGTCACCTTTGATCCTACCTTCCACACCCCTGAGGAGTTTAGGTCTAAGACTAAGGACAAGAAGCAAGGCTCAGGGGAGGCCATAGAGGGTCTTAAAGCTGATAACCTTACCTCTCTATACCAAGAGTCTTGTATGGCTTCCTATGAGGCTTATAAGGAGGCCCTAGACAGGGGAGTATGTGAAGAACAAGCACGGGGTCTCCTTCCTACTAGCCTTAACACTGAGTGGTACTGGTCAGGGAGCCTAGATGCCTTTGCTAATATGTGTAAGCTTCGCTGTAAGGACGATACACAGAGGGAGACGAGAGAGGTGGCCGACCAAGTGAGTGAACAACTTAAACTTTATTATCCTGTATCATGGGAGGCATTGATGGCCTATGGCGACTAAACCAGCCAGTGAACGACAAGTAGGAGGTTCTCATTATAAGGACCTAGCTATTCAACCTGGAGTATTCATCCGTAAGAATAACCTAGGTTGGTATGAAGGTAATGCGATTAAATACATATGCCGATATAAGCAGAAAGGCGGCAAGGAAGACCTAGAGAAAGTTAAGCACTACATTGACCTAATCCTTGAGGAGATTGAATCTAATGAACCATGATGGACCTAACGACCTTAGCCTTCGAGTAACAGCTTTGACTATGGCTACTGAAGCAGCACGAGACAGTAAGAAAAATTACGATGTTACCGATCTAGCCCAGTGGATGTATGACTGGCTTAAAGATGCTGAAGCTATTGACAACCCTAAGAAGACCAGTACTTTGAGTGTTGTTAATTAATCTTAAGAAGGAAATAAACTATGTTTCTACCTATTATTATCTTATGTGCCTCAAGTGCTGAACCTCCACAGTGTAAAGGCTTTGTAAGTAACATGGCACCAACACTAGAGCTTTGTGAGTTCGACATTGAGAAAGGGGAGAAGACACTACATAGGCGATATTCAGGTGCTTATACTCTAAGTAAAGACTGTTTCTACATTGAGGAGCCTCCAGGTTCTAAAGTAAAGAGCTGAAGACAAAGAAAAACCCCCTTGGAGAAATCCTTGGGGGTTATTTATTATAGCCGTTATTATCTATATCTTATTTTCTACGAGCAGTCTTAGTGCGAGCAAAAGACCTATTCTTAGCTTTAGTCGTAACCTGAAGGTTAGAACTCTTGTTGTTCTTAGGGTTGTTATCCTTATGGTGCACATCCTTACCATCACCCTTCTTAGCTTTGCCTGACTTCACGGCTTTAGCTCTAGCGGTATTACGGCTAGCTCTACGCTTCTTCTGAGCAGGTTTCTTATGGTAATTCTCATACTCTTTCTTGTAGTCTCTAGGCATTAAACTTTATTCCCTTTAGTAGCATTTCTAATGTAAGTAGCTGGTGTGTCAGTGACCCAACCTATAATAAATAAGACACCAAAGACTATCCAGACCCATGTAGGTAATTCCTGATTAGTCGTATTAGAGGTACTCTGGTCAACAGTATCAACCTTAGAGTTAGGCCTTACAGTAACAGTAGGGGCGTTAGAAGAAGATACACCAATGGTTTGATTGTTAGTCTTACCTACCTGTGTGTTGGCGGCTACGTTAGGCCCACCACCTGTAAGAAGACTTAGGGGGTTAGCCCCGCACCCCACTAGAAGGCCACTTAGCATCAAGGCCCCTAAGAGCAGCCGAGTACGCGAGACAAGTAGGGAAGGCCAGTATAAAGACATCTTTAGTCTCCTTAAATCCAAATATACCTAGAGCTAATAGTAGAATAGAAACATACTCAAATAGTCTAGCAGTCTTACGCTTACCTCTAGACTCCTCTAGGGATACTTCGATCTTAGTCTGTACCATTAGATAACACTCTAAACTTCTCTGAGAGGGGTAAGGTTTGCTCTGAGTACACCCCACAGTCTTGAGGCTTAATCACTGGAGCGTAGCTGTAGACCCCCGGAGGTAGGTTCTCAGGAATCTTAACATGGACAGCATAGTGAATATGCTTAGGTGTTACAGGAGCTTTGTTCGTGGCCCTAGTGTAAGAGTGATCACTAGCTATAAGGTTCTTGTTATGATCCCAGAACTGAATATCAATCTGAGTGTCACAAGAGATGTTACGTCTCAATGAGTATACAAAGATGATACTGTCTCCTTGACGAACAGCAGTCTGGGAGGCAATACCAGTTCCTATGATTGATAGGACCTCAGGCCTAGAGGAGTTGAAGGCAACGGTAAGGTTAGTTACATCTTCTCTAATAGTCTTAATCTGTTCAGCTTGTTTAGTAAGTGCATTAGGCAGTTCAAACAGACCTGAGAGTAGAAGTATAGCTGAGACTGCCATACTGGCTAAGGCAATGACACCTAGAACCATCCCTACGATCTTACTAGTAATACTGTACCAAGCTTCTTTCGGCTTATTTATATGGTTAACAGACATTAGGGGTAGCTCTTCCTACTTAGCTGGTGATGTGGGGCGTCAGGGAAGGATCGCCAACGACCACCCCACTCTAGGTCTACTCCTAGTTCCTTAGCTGCTTGATCCATAGCATCAGCAATAGCGTAGTAGTACTTCCAGTCCCAAGAGATAGCTCCATTAACCCAAGGAACAATATCTACAGCATGTCCTGTGAGGTGTCGTGAGTTCATCGTCTTAGATGCACCCTTACGTACCAATTGGATTTGTCTCTCCTTAGTACGCATACCCTCAATCACTGTAAAGTCTTGCTTAGTAATCTTAATGGCACGTTCAACAACTTTAACCAAGTCAGGGTGAACACCTATAAGACTGCTCTTGCTTCTAGTTCCTAGTTTATACTTAGCCATATTAAGAAATATCCTCTTTATCTACTTGTCCTGATACTAGAGCATTAACGAATGCTTCCTTACTGCCAAATACTCTCTCAAGCATTGTCTGTGTCTGAGTACTCAAGGTAGCCCACTCTTGTTCAGCAGCCTTAGGAGAGACACCCTCAGAGGACTCCTCAGAGCTTGAGGTAGGGGTATCACCCTGTGCTACTTCCTGAGCCTCTAAGGCCCCTCCTGTAGCCCCTGTAGAGCCTCCCTGTAGTGGGGCACCACCTTCAGCCACCTGTGTACGCATAGAGCTTACCTCAGGGCGTTGAGAAGCCTCAGGGGATGTAGGACCAGTAGCTACAGTGACACCACCGAAGTCAATAGGGGCACCATTCTCAAAGGAGGCAATAGCATTATCTAGCTCAGCATCTGAGGCATGTTTAAAGCCTTCCCACTCAGCCCTTAAGGCAGCACGTTTACCTTCAGGGGATGTCTTACCTTGGAGACGTTGACGAGCCTTAAAGGCAAACATAGCATCTTGTGTTCGTTCATCGAAGACTGTGTTATCAGGTAGACCCATAGCCTTAGCGGTAGCTGCCAGTGTCTTCCCAACAAACTGGTAACGACCCATAGGAGTAGCCACACGTGCCCTCTGACCACTAGATGCTAGGCGTCCCTTAACCCACTGACCGTAACGACCTGAAGGGTTAGAAAACCTCTTAAGCTCACCAATAGTCATCTCACTAGGTTTAACCCCAGCAAACTCTCTACCTTCCCTCTGGGAGAAACCAAAGAGAGTATCATAGTCACCACCACCTTCAGTCTTGTCGATAAGGCCTAAGAGAGGAGCTAGGCCACCAGTGTCAGTGTCTTGAAGAACATCCTCACCAGCACTGCCCTCAAGGTTATCGTCTCCAACCACATCCTCAGTAAGATACTTAGAAGATAGAGCTTCAACAGTCTTCTTAGCCTGAGTAAACTTATCTACTTTAGGCTGGAGAGAGTTCTTAGCAGTTGTAGCAATAGACTTAATAGCTGAGTGAGTAACACCTCTAGAGTCTTTACCTCCACTCTGAACAGCCATAGCCCAATCTCCACCGAAGAAGGTATCAACTACAGTCTGAACACTCTTGCTCATCTTAGTCTCATCAGGAAGAATCTTCCCACCTACAATCTTAAACCCTAGCTGAGCCGCTTCGCTATTCAAGGCACGGCCAATGTTAACCTCTTGGATAGAGATAGCATCAACTGCATCTTGAGCAATCTGACGACCAATAACAGGATTAGCTTGGAAGACTTTATCAATACCCTCAAAGTAAGCAGGATTAAATACTTTACCGAAGTCCCCCGGCTGGAGAGCGCGAGTAGCCAGACGTTCAAGCTTAGCATTAGTGTTCAGCAGGTCCAGAGAGACTTGCTCAGGGGCTGCACGAGGAGACATGATGTTAACACCATTAAGGAGACTCTCTCGCTTTTGAGTGTTGTCTAGACCATCGTACTCAGTGGTGTCAATCTTAAGTGTCTCAATGTCAGTCTTATTCTCGAACTCAGTAACCCAATCTAACATCTCATCAAAGGTAGCGTTCATGACAAAGTTGTAGTTGTCGGTATACTTAGGGTCCTTAGAGGCTCCTTCAAGAAGCTGGGTGAAGGCCTCAAAGCTATCAGCGCTGTCCCCTTGCATCTTAACCAACAAGGAAGCTGGGAGCTTGCCTTGGGCTACAGCCTTAGAAACAATGTTGTCTAGAGCACGAGTCATATCTTGACTAAGGCCAGTACTTTGAGCAATACCAATGGAGCCTTCAACAATCTGGGTCAAAGGATTAATATATTCTTCTTGGTACTTATCCCAACGATCTTGGTCTACACCTACAGGTTTAGTAAGAGAACCATACATGTTCTTATAGAACTCTCGGATACCACTAGCCTCATCAGGAGAGATAACCTTATCCTCTTGAGCACTAGAGAGAAGACCTCTAATGGTGTCTCCAGCTTGACGAGCTTTCTGGACATAGGTATCTTCAGCCTCGTACCAGTTAATCTTCTCAGCTTGCTCATACTCCTTGATCTTAGCATCAGTAGCTAGGCGTACAGTCTCCTTCTGTAGAGACATCTCATACACTTGATCAGGGCTAGCATTAGGGTTCTGTGCCTGAATAACTGAGGCTGTAATAGCAAAGTCAGGGGTATTAGTAATAGCCTCATAGTCTACTGCACTACCAGTTACTTCAACGTCAAAGGAGATACCTGTAGCATCTGTAAAGGCTGTATTAACATCCTCATGTTCACGACCATAGCGACGAGAGAAGTTACGGTAGGCTCTCTGGATCGTACTGTTACCTTGCTGTCCTTTACCCTGTTCAATAAGAGCACGACCCTTCTGGAGGTCATTATAGAACATACTCTTATCGGCTGCTAGGATGTCACTAGTGGAAGGTTCTTTAGCCTTAGGGCCTCCACTAAGGAACATACCTGTAAGATCAGCTACGCCACCCATCAGGGAAGGTTGCTGCACAGGTTGCTCAAACCCAATACCAGACTGAAGTTTAGGTGCTAGGGATGTCATTGTGCGAAGTTCTCCTTGAACTCTAGGGCCAAGTCAGTGTACCCATCTTTAATCATTTGCAGTACTGTCCAGTTGACATCATCGAAGTCAGCCTTCTGGAATACCGATTCTCGTACCTCAGCTTGTCGTGTTGGTGTCAAACCGTAAGCTTCAACAATAGCGTTAGCGTCCAACATAAACTGTTGAGCTTTACGGTAGTTGCCTTCCTTAGCGGCTTGCATAGCCAACTTAACAGCAGGGGTAGCTTGCTCAATAGCCTTATCTTTCTTCTTCTTCTGGTCGTAGAGGAGAGAGCTAGTAGCAAACTTATCTGTAGCTTCACTAGGTTTAATACCAATGAACTGGAAGAACTCTTGAGAGGAAGTAAAGTCCTTATAGATAGCTGAACCACTCTTAGAGCGACGTACATCATTCATACGCATATTGTATGCCATGACACCACTATCTACCACCTTCCAAGCTCTAGCTAGAGTCTGAAGATCATGAGCACCTAGTTCGATACGACCAGAACCAAAGTTCATAATAGCGCTTAAAGCTGGTTCAGTAGTATCACTTAGAATGGTTGCAGCAGGTACAGCATCAGAGAGGTTCAAGGTAGCCATATTAGCAGCCCTCTCAAACAACTCAATAGGGTTAAACGCTAGACGGTCCCCAACCTTAATACCAGCTAGACCATCAATACCTACATCAGCACCTTCAGCAATCATGTTAGACATAAACCCAAAGGTTTGGTTCTCTCTGACATTAGCTGCTACACCATAGAGACCTACACCACTAAGCCCCCACAGCATGGTAGTCGTAGCTGCTAGACGTGCTCTCTCAACAGGCTTAAGGTTATTATTAAATACAATAGACTCAATGGTTCTTAAAGGATAGGAAGTCCATTGTGTAAGAACCCTAGAGATAGCATCAGTTTGAATCTCACTCTTCTGAGCCTTGTTTAGAGCAAAGCTTAGGTCACGGTCACGGGAAGCAACAGCATTCCAGAAGGCGTTGCTCTTAGGGTCCAGAGAAGGGAAGCTCTTACGGGTGTCCAAGAAGGCTACGACACGAGACATAGTAGCTGAGAAGTTCTCACCAGCGTAGTAAGGAGCGGAGGCAATATCTTTAACCTTACCAAGCATAGAGTTCCCCATACCAGCCATAGGGTCTTCAGCGACGGCACCACGCATGTAACCACGCCCTGAGTCTAGCATGTGCTCCATCAAGGCATTCATCTCATTGTCGTCTAAGCCAGTAGTACGCTTAAGGTTAGACAGAGCAGCCTTCCACACAGTCTCTCCCTCACCTCTAGCAGCCTGACGGACAACTGAGGCAATCTGGAAACCCCTGCCAGCGTTAACAGGAGAGATAGCAGTCATAGGGATAAAGTGAGATGCTTGGAGAAGAACTTGGTCAAAGCTTGCCATCTTCTGGAAGAAGCCTAGAGTAAGTAGTTTATTAGACGCACCTTGAGTGGTAGACTTCTGCAACCAACGAGACACACCATTAGACCCAGCAAAGTTATGCAAGACATCACCAGCCCATACAGCAGCCCGTGTAGCACCTGTACCAAGGCTCTCAGTAGGGAGAGAAGACTGACTACCCTCAAACATATCTAGACGACGTAGGATGACACTCTGTTCCTGACGCAGCTTCTTAGCAGCCTCAGTATTACCTTTAATCTCTAGAGTACGAACTTTCATCTCATCTGTCATAGGATGGAGAATCTCATCAAGACTCTCAATGTTCTTATCTTTACTAGCCTTCTGAACTGCCTTAACCCAAGCTGTGGGGTGGTTCATACGATACTGCATCTGAGCGCCACGAGTAACCATCTGGTTATACTGACGGTGAATAGCCAAGATAGGATCAGGGTTAGAGGCCTTCTCACCACCAAACTGTACTAGAGCTTGGTCATGTCTGTGGAAAGAGATATAAGACTCTAGATCAATATTGATAAGGGACTCATCATTAGTGTCAACAAACCCACCTAGACGAGCACCACGTTCACGGTGGTGGACAGGCTTAGAGGCTGGAACACCGCGTGTCTTAGTGAAGGCAATGAAATCATCAATGTCTTCAATGTTAGGGTTCCACTCATTGTTAGCACGAACAATAGCTGTAAGACGTTTCTTCTGGTTACGGGACATACCCTCTAGAGCCTTAACGTCATCGCCTACTTCCTTAGCCACAGCTTGAGAGATTGTATTAAACTGCTTAGTGGCAGCAGCAGCTTCCTTCTCAGTACGAGCACCAATAAGAGTAGCCCAGTTACCTTCATCATTACCAACAAACCATGTAATGTCAGGGTTGGTACGGGGACCGCCAGCATTGTAAGGGAAGGCATCTTCAAGCTCAGGGATACGGGTCTTGCCGTAGAAGTTAGTAATGAACTGAGAACCATCTGAGGTAGGAGTAGAGAGTTCCATCAATGGAGCGTCATCCCCCAAGGAGGTTACATTAAGTCTCTTACCTAGAGTAGCATCATAAACCCAGATAGGCCCCTTCTCTTGCTTAAGACCTTTAACTGTACGACCATGAGCAGGAGGGAATGCTGTTACTTCAACATCTCCAGCCTTAATCATTACAGCCTTTTGGTTAGCCATAGTGGACAGACGGTCATTAGCTCGGATGTACCAACTAAAGTCACTGGCCTCAATGAGGTCTTCATATCCTTGGATTGTAGCCTTAGAGGGAAGCTCACCTGTCAAGCTCTTAAAGGAATCAACAAAGTCCTCAGTGGTCAACCATGTACGCACTGAGCCACCATTAGGTGTGTCCCTAAGGGTAGTTAGAATAGTATCAATAGCCTGAGTGTCTCTCTTAGGAAGTTTATTCAAGCTCTTAATAGTTTTATTAAAGTCTTGTTGAAACCCTAGGGCACCGTAGTCAGAAGCATCAGCTAGGTTAGAGAAGAAGGTAGAAGTACCCAAGTCAGCACGGCCTAGGAGACGACCTAGACGAGTACGAGCTTTAACCTTACTTAGATCAGTAGCGCCTACAGTATCACGCAGTGGTACACGAGTCTCAACCTTAATGACAAACTCAGCCCCTTCCTTACCTTTAATAGGAGTAACTACAGAGTTAGGGATATTCTTAGCAATGTTCTCAGCACTCTCCTTAGTCTTGAAGGGCATAGCATCATCACGACCAAAGGTGAAGGTTGTACGAGCTTGTTGCACCCCCTCAACTGCCGTGTCGTAATCAATTACATTAGTGCCAGATACTTTAGCTAGACGATCAGCCTCAGTCTTAGCCCAATTAGCAGCAGTCTCAGCAAGGTTAACTGTGCCAAAGGACCTAGCAGCTTGACGCTGAAGGAACCTACGAATAAACATGTTACCCGCTACAGCTTGGGAGACCTTGCCAGCGCTTACAGGGGGTGGAGGGGTAGCACTAGGGTATACCCGTGTACCAGCAGCACTAGGCATTGCATCATCAATGAACTCAGCATCAATGATATCATCTTTAATATTAAACTTCTTCTCAGGATTAGGGAGGACATCATTAAGGACTTCTCCATCCTTACCACCACGAACAACTACAGATGAACCAGCAGCAGCCTCAGTGGCCCGTGTAGTGCCAGCAGTAGAGCGTAGACGACCAACAACTGACTTACCAGCCCTAGCCATAGTCTTGACGCCAGTGACACCTAATGTGGCTACATCAAGGGCTGATACAGCGCCCATAAGGGCACCAGTGGACTCACCCCAGAGTACAGCACCAGCAGCCTCCATAGCTTGTACTTCTCTCAAGATAAGCCAAGAGGTCCCGTCACTTGAGTGCGGGCTATTGGTAATAGTCTCTAGACGACCACGATAGAACTGTTCAAACTCCTCATCAGAATAAGAACTAAGCGCTACCTGCCATTCATCAGCAAGAGCGACTTCCTCTCCGCCCTCAAAGGACAAGAGAGAGACTACATCTCGCATACCTGTATATGTATCATAACCAATCTGGTCAATAAGCCCTAGCACTTGCCCAGCGAAACCATCCTCGAACTCCTCAGCCATGTCTAGCATAGTCTTACGGGCACGGCCAGCACGGTGCTCAATACGGAACACTGCACCACTTACTGAAGGGTCTTCAGCTAGAGCGACATCAACAGTTGTAATCTCTTGTACATCTGTAAGAGCCTTATCAATCTCAGCCTTCTTATCAGCAGCAGCCTCTAGCTCCTCCAAGGTAGCCCCATCCTCAACAAGAGCCTCAAGGAGACCTGTAGAGTTAACTGGAGCTAGTTCTTGAGAGGAGATATGACTAAAGGCAATAGCATTAGCGTCTACTAGTCCAGCTAGCTCATCATCAGTAAGACCAGTATTATGCTTAAGGTCTTCTTGTCGTTCCTTAGTGGTGATCTGACCTTTAGATGGAACAGGAGCAATAATCTCCTCAGTGAGGAAACCTCCAGCATTAGGGTCAGTCCCTAGGAATTGGTTATCTTCATCAATCAATGCCATATATGTTAACCAGAGAATCCACTATAAGAGGGAGAGAAACCACCACGGCCTTTAGGGAGAAGACCACCTAAGGTAGCACCTTGGGATTGTCCATAGTTAAATAGAGTACCACCAAGTTGAGCAACACCGCCCCAAGTGTTAGCACTCTGGTTAGCTTGGTTAATACCAGCACTAAGACCACTCATCTGGTTTGAGAAGCCTAGCTGAGAGCCTACTTGAGAGTTCAGGCTACCTACCCCGCCTAGAGCAGCAGATGAGCCTGTAGCCCCCTGTGCAGAGGCTGAGGCAATAGTCTGAGCACGTGCTATCTGAGCCTGACGGATAGCTTGACGACGAGACTGACGAGTAGCTAGGTTCTGTTGTTGCTCTTGGAGTTTAGAAGACTTCTTCTGTGCTCGGTAGGACATAATGGTACCACCTACTGCGGCAGCAGCACCGATACCTAGGGCAATTGAAGTAAATGCAGCCATTGTTTAAGCTTCCTTCACATAAGTTTTTTCAGTAAGAGTATATCCTCTAGACTCATAAAGAGGCTTAAGGTTATTAAGAGTATCAATATCTACCATAGTAACAAACTTACACCCTTTATCTTTAGCCCATTGTTCATAAGCATCTAAGAGAGAAGTAGACTCTTTAAGACCTCTAGCATCCTTAGAAAGGAACCAAGCTAGCTCTGAGGCTACCTTATCTGCTGAGAAGAAAGGAGACCCAATGACAGCACAAAGGAGACCTTCAACTGAACCATTCTTCTCAAGAACAATAACTAAATAATTAGGGTCTTCTACCATAGTCAGGATACTCTCTGACAAAGAAGTAAGATCAATAGTGTAATTAGTGTTATACTCTTTAAGGAACTGTTTAGCTAAGAGGAGTAGGTCTAAGTGGTCTTCTTTAGTTGCTGGTCTAACCATCTTAGTACCCTCCATTCTTAGTATCTAATGTTTCCCAACCAAGTAGGTTGAAGTTGTTGCCTTCAGTACCTTCAAACCTTAGACGTACTACCCTGCCTCGACCTCTTAGTTTAAGGCGTGTAGAGAGCACTGTAGTGGGGCTAGGGAAGTTATCTACATCTTCAGGTACGATAGGCTGCTTGTGTCGATAAGCCTCTTGAGGAGGGCTTGTAGGGTTCTTCTTGAAGTCCCAGTAAGCTGATACCTTCAGGGAAGAAGGGTTAACAGCAGTATAAATACCCTCAGATAGTGTAAACCCAGTCTCAGTCTGTCTCATGAAGATAGTGATATAAGGACTATTCTTTCTCCGTCCTAGGTCTCCTACAAAGTTATAGGCTGATTCAGCATAAGCCTCATAAGGAGCGTCTTCCCAATCATAGAACTCTAAGGACTCAAAGAGAGAGAAGGTAAGACTTCCTGAAGGGTCTCTGGTCAAGAAGAAGATTTCAGAAGCACTAGAGATACCAGCAGTACGGGTTGTAACTACATCGTTCCCTAGAGAGTCCTGTACGTTATCCCCAACACCATCTACGACATTGAAGACAATCTCATCGGCACCACGACCATTAAAGAAACTAGAGCCTACAATGAAAGGAGTAGATGAACTAGTCTTATCAGACATCTTCCAAGGGTAGAAGGCCCCTAGGTCAGCATCAAGGTACAGGATGTTGTTCAGCTTATGTTCTATAGTTTCATCAACATTTGGGTACATCCAGAGAATCTTGTTATCTACAGCATCATAGATACTCGTAACAAAAGACCTCTCTTCTGAACCGATATCTTCCCAGAAACTCTGGATAGTGTCACGGCTAAGGTTGGCCTCAACCATACCGCCTTGGTCAGTGACCTGAATAGTGTGGATACCGTTGTATGACCACCAGAAAGGAATAGCATTCTGACCACCTACAAAGGACCCACGGAAGGCCAAGCCAAAGTCAGTGATCTTATATACTGAGAAGTCATCAGCCTTAAACAAGTTGCCATCAACACCTGAGATGCGCCATACACCATTGTCAGCAAAGACTAGGATAGAGGAACCAAAGACGTGTAGTTTCTTAATACCACTAGCTTCAGGTAGACGAATATAACCACCGTCAGTAGCTAGGGTATCAGAACTGAACTCAGCAGTAGGGTCATTATGGGAGTAAAGATCACCAAAGTACTCAGGAGTCTCAATAATCTTAGAGTAGTATACACGGGAGTCAACACCAGCGTACCAAGCACGACCAGCATAGGAGGCTACAGTAGAGAAACGTCCTTGTGGGGTTGCTAGAGCCTTCCCTTCCCAGTCTGTGTCAAAACTATTGTCAGGGTTAAATACACTAACACCCTCTAGTTTACGTGTAGAGGAGAATAGGTTAATGATGAAATGGCCATTAGCTGTTAGGGAGGTACCAGCATAGACCTCAGTAAAGTCATCTGTAGAAAACTGTCCATCAGTAGCCTTCCCAGAATACCAAGGGTGTGTGAGAGGGGGTAGACCACCTTCATCAGACTTATATGTGTTAAGTGCTGTAGTGCCCCTATCTCTGTCACCACCAGACCAACCCGAGTTCTGGGTGTCGTATAAACGTTGAATAGGGATGTATTCTTCACCTACACCACATCCGGGGGTACTTGGGAATAGGCTGCAAATAGCAGGGTTATAAACATCACTAGTCTGAATAGGGACATTGACTAGACGTGTTGCTGGGTCAGAGTAATACCCATAGTCTCTAATCTTAAAGGAGATTTGCTCTACTGAGAAGGTCCCATCATCAGAGTCTCTAGAGATATAGAAAGGCTCAATCTGAGGGGATACGACAACTAGACGACCATCAATGGATGTTACATCAATCTTACTAGCAGATGCACCAAGACCCCCTGCGTATTCATAGGAGGTCATATCTAGGATATAAGGCGTGGAGGATACATCGCTCTCCATAACCATACCGTCAGAGAGGGGTAGAGAGCCTTTACGGTAGAACCTAAGTTTATTACCAGCTTGGACTACAAGGTATTCAAGGTTAGCATTACCACCTACGTTAGTCCAGCTTACAGTATGGAAGAGAGTGTTCTCAGCATAAGTCTCATCAGTTAAGGTAGAACCAGTCTCATAGGCTAGACCTTTACGTTTAGTCCTATTACCAGCTTTAAATAGATCACAGTTAAGCTCATCAATAGAAGCTTCCTCAGGGAAGTTAAGTTCAGAGAACTCAGTCAGGAGTCCCTTGTTGAACTTTGCCTTGATCGTCTGTGTTACTGATTGTGGCATTCTGCTTAACTTTCTTCCTGCGCTCTTGACGTTCTTCGTAGTCTCTATCTCTTCGGACTGTATTGCTTATAGGTCTTTCCTCAATGTATTTAAGGAGAGCCTTAAGAGCTTTATCAGGTGTAGTATAAACACCTTGGAGCTTAGCTGGAGTGGAACCTTTAGTAAGTAAGACTTGGTAGCTAGAGTAACCATCTTCAGTCTTAGAAACAATATAATCTATTGCTGTCTTACTGGTAGTTACAGTATACTTAATCCAACCATTAGAGTCAAGCTCTGCTTTAACGTCTGCCATATTTAGGTCTCTGCGGTTCTTTCTGGGTACGGTACATGTCATTCTGAACATAAGCCTTCTGCCTACGAGCAGCTTGTTCAATCTTAGGGTCAGACTGACCTTTAAGGAGAGACATAGCAGTTGACTTAGATTCAGCAATTAGGTATGGGAACATAGTTGCATCAATGTCAGCTACGAAGTCATCCGAGATAGTGAACTCAGGATAGACGACACCATAAGCTCGTACCTTAGAGGCTTGAAGGGTCGAGTCTAGGTCCTTGTCATAAGAGTTCATTACAATCCAATTGTCATCAAAGGACGTATAGAAGGTTGGTCTCATGTCAGTACGGATACGGAGGCTAGTCCCACCATGCTTATCTTTAACTGTTACTACATCATCTCCATTGGCTGTATCAGTGTTAGAGAGGAAGTCCATAGGTTCAATCCATGAGACCTCACGGTAGTATCCTTGGTCATCCTCATACCATACATTAGAGATTTGTTTAACATTAGTACCATACTGGAAGTGTGTAGGGAACTCAGAGTCACTAGCTGCTGTAAGTTTAAGGAGTTCATGATGCTCAGGAATCATCCGAGTAGCAATCATATTAAAGTAACAGTCACGGACCACACGGGCTACTTGCTCAGCTTCAGTAGAATCAGAGATAGAGTTAACGGACTCAGAATCCATGTCACTAAGAATGCTTTGAACAATGTCTAAGAGAGTACGCTTCATCTTATGTTAGCTCCGCATGTGTTCTAGCAATCAGAATTCCGGGGGCTGTAACACCTACTGAACCAGCATCTGCTGTAAAGAAGATTTGACCACCATTAGCTAGGAAAGTATCTAGAGAGAAGATTGTAAAACTAGCACCTACAGTAAAGGGTGCTGAACGGTTTACGTCGATACGAGTGGTGTAGACTACGTTACTAGGAGAAGACCCACCACCGATGTCTAGTTGTAAGGTAAGGTACTGTGCAGTGGTCCTAGCAGTTACTGGGAGGAGGAGACGAACCTCATAGGCATCCCCAACTCCGATAGGGGTAATCTTGTCATCAGTATCATCCCAGAGGTCACCTGAGCCTCGAATAGCGATAGGAAGATAAGATGTATTAGTAGCAGCACCTAGAGCGTCAATAGAGAGCTTAGCAGCTGTAGTATTAAATGTTTGTTCTGTGGCATTATCACGGTAGTGACCCCAGCCAGAGGGTAGTGTATTCCAAGTACCGCTGCCTAGGCCATCAGAGACATAGATTTGACCTTCGGTAGCAGTTGATACACCTTTAGGCTCATGAAGGTCTGAGGTAGATAGGACACTGTGTTGAATGTTAGGCATCTATATTAATCTCCACGATACGCTCTAAAGGGAGAAGAGGGACCTAAGCCCCTCCTCAGTGTTATAACCTAATTACTTAGGGAGGTACTCTACGTAGAGCTTAGCAGTACCTGCCGTGTAAGCAGCAGTGCCATAGATAGCCTTAACGTAAGCGTTGTTAGCACCTACTGTAACGACACCACCTACTTGAGCACCATCAGCAACAACTACGTCACCAGAGGCATCAATTACAGTGAGAGCTACAGTAGCATCAATACCATCAGCATCAATGTTCGTACCATCAGCAGTTTGAGTACCAATAGTCAGGGTAGCGGCACCACCAGAGGTGAAGGCTTCGTCAACAACCAGATACGCATTCTTAATATACGAACCTGCTGGGATGAAGGCATCATTAGCCTCAGGGGCATCAGCCGAGGTTCCCAGATCAGTGCCAGTGATATCAACCACCAGTGTCTGGGTCATACTCTCGATTGTACCACCATTCTTCTTAACTTCACCTTGTTCACCGTGCATCAACACGTCAAGGCCGTCAGCGTTAGTCCAAGCCATAATTATATTCTCCTATTATACGTTGGTCTTAGTAGGGATAACCACGAGGTTCTCGGGGCGATACTTCTTAACACCATAACGTGCAGTAGTCATATAAGCATGACGCTGACGAGTAGGTTGATGCTCATAGTCAACCTTAGGCATCTGACGCCATGCACCCACGAAAGGTGTCACAGATGCATCAGCAGAGAAGAAGAGGTTAGCTTTACCGTTGTTGGTAGAGAAGTCAACACCAGTGTCACCAGCATTGTCCAGAGCATTGTCGTTAATGTCCTTCAGGTAGTTAGAGGTATAGACATCAAAGCCGTATACGTTCTTAACAAACTTCATACCTGTAGCAATACCGTCAGAGACGATACCTTCCCAACGTGGGTTGTTCGAGACATCCACGAGGTTAGTCAAGGTATTCAGGGTATATTCAACCGAAGGGTCAACGATTGCAACAAGGTTACGATCAGGGACGTTAGCTTTCTTCAGTGCATAACGAGCACGAGCGAAGTCTTCTACCGCCATGAAGGCACCAGTACCCGAAGCTGCCCAACGGTGTTCAATACCGTCAATCAACTCATTCGAGTTAGCCGAGACACCAACCTCAGGGGTTGCCAGAGTAGTAGTCTCGAAGTGAGCCATGATGGCACGTTCCTGTTCAGGGAGGAAACGAGACACCAACTGAGACGAATAGAACGAGTCTTGCAGGTTCTTCTCAGTGATGTACGTACCGCTAGACAGGTACTCAGTGATCGAGAATTGGAACTCCCCAGTGTCCATTGGGCGGAACTGGATTTCAGTGTCTTCCTCGTAGTCATCTACTTGCGCTTGGCCGATAGATGGGATTGTGAAAGTATCACCGTCAGGGAAGCCATCAAGCATCTTGACGTAGCTCTGGGCCATCATCTCGTCGCGTAGGATTTCCTTGAGTTCGTTAGACCAAATCTCCGAGCGGATTAGGTTTTGGCTATTGCCAGTAGTCATACCAGACATTCATTGTCTCCTTAATTGGTATAGAATTTATCCCCGAGCCGTGTGCGATCTTGCAACATTTGTGGCTGGAGAGAGTCATAGAGTTTACGGTTAGTACGGCGTAGATTAGAATAATAAGACTGGTTACGTTCGCCGTTAACTGTGCTGTTGAAGCCTGAGGTATTTACAGTCCCAGTTACTTGGGAGTTAGTCTGCTTAGCTTCAGGTTCACCAACAAGACGGAGGAAGGCCGCTGGGGAATCGTTAGCAATCTCCTTCATCTTCTCAATGGAAAGACCCAGTTCTTTGGCTCGGTCATGAACAACTTTATTAGCTTGCTCACCGAACTTAGCTCGAAGTGAAGATTCTACTGTCTTCTGCTTCTCACGGGCGTTTAGAGTCTTCTCCAACAGGCTCTCAATATCCTCAGGACTCAGGCTGGTAGGACCTTTGTTCTCTGTATCATCATTAGGTAGATCAACTTCAGTTTGCTTAGGAGGGATGACTTCCTCAGTGGCCTGTCGTTTAGCTTGAAGTTGTTCGAGCAGGGTTTTGGAATAGTCNTTCCTTCAGCTTCTCTTCTAGAGCTTCCAGTTCCTTAATCCGTGCTTGCGCATGGGTGTAACCTTTAGCGAGAGTCTGAGGGTCCTTCCAATGATCGCCCTTCTCAGCGACTACTTTCTCTAGCCAATCCTCTGTGGTGTGAGTTTCTTGGGGTGTGTCAGCAGTCTTAGTAGTGTCGTTCTGCTGCTCTGTGGTGGGAGCGTCGAATACGGACAAAGTATTATTCCTTAAGGTTGATTAGTTTAATAACATCCTCAATGACTTGATTATACTCATTGATGGATATTTGCTCATAAGCCCAATTAGGACTGTTGTAATCTCGACAAGCATCTTTCTTCTTATAGTGCTTCTCAAGAATCTCTTTGAGGTCATTCAAGGCTGGACGATAACCTAGGACCTGTTTCTTACGCTTCTCTTTATCGGTAGCGCCACTGATCCATCTGGAGTCCATCTTGTTACTTACCTCGTTTATTCTTAGATTGCTTAGGACGTTTAACTTGGACTTTAGAGTAAGGACCCATAGAGCCGTTACCATAACGAGTCACAATCTCTCGCCCCTGCATTAGTCGTTTCTCTTTAGCTTCCTTAGTACCTGAGGCTACTGAGCCACGACCACCCTTAAGAGGTTTTTTCTTAGGTGCCATTCTTAATGTCCTTTCGCCTTAGAGGCCTTGCTCTGCTGCAACCATGAGGTCTTCCTCATTGTCAGCCTCAGCATCTTGCATTTCACGTTGAGTTTCCATTTGTTCCATGACTGAGATATTCTCTCCGTACATGTCCTTCTCACCTAGCTCCTCAGAAAGAATCTTAGCAATAGTCTTACCAGAGATGTGAGCACCAATGGTAGGGTCTTGCTTAAGTTGAATCATCTGATTGAGGTTCTGTACTCGTTGAGCACGTTCAGCGAAGTGACGAGCACCTACAGGTACGATAGAGCCTTTAGCTGTGATATCCTCCTTAGAGATGTCTTTAAAGAGGAGAGCACCTGTGGCGTCATCTAGGACTCGAATAACATCATTCATGTCCATGTTACGACGTGCTGACTCAAGCATGGCATTAAGGGCTGGTTCAATGAACTCTCTCTCAAACTTAGCTGCCTTATGCTGAAAGATACGAGAGGCAGAGTTCTGAAGAGTTTGAACCTCAAAGGCTGTCTTCTCTCCGGGAGTACGGATACCCATAGCTTGTCGTGGGGCACCTGCCAGTTCTTCCATCTTGTTCTCTAAGACTTGAATCTGGAGGTCAGCGTTAAGGGCTGTAGCATCCGGGATAAGAGGGCCTACATCACCTTCCTCACCGATATAGATACGACCGCCGGGTTCATAGATGAAGTCTTCTACATCGCCTTTGATCTTAAGCATTGGTAGAGCTATCTGGTCAAAGATATCAGCACGGAGGTTCTCAAGGTGGTCAATACGGTATTGCATACCAACCAAGTTATCTAGAGGACCCATAGCGTAGAGGTTGTCAGGGCGGCTACGCCAGCCAGCATGGAAGATAGGTGCCTCACCAAGCCAAGAAGCAATAGGCTCTTCGGAGACGAGGTAGGCCCTATCCGCCACTACGATCTTTACGTTGTCTTTAAGCTCCCCTGAAGCTACGTCAAAGATGTCACCATAGAAAGTTAATAGTTCGACATACTCTGAACTGTAGTAAGTTTCAATAGAGGAGAAGCCATCAGCTACGAATGCTTGGGACTTCTCAGGCTCTACTCCCCGTCCTTGGCCCACGACAGCATGTCGGTTAGACATGATACGTTCGAGCAAGGCCTCCATTACAGAATCACCTCCTTTCGCCATAGCCTTAATCTCACCTAGGGAAGTCAGCGAACGGATAATCTTGGGGGAGTCTTTAAAGTCAGATACAGTTGGATCAAAGACAATATCGTAAGGGCTGATTCGTGAGAGTTTAGGGCCGATGTAACCCGGAATCCGTTCTCCTTCTATTTCAGTTACGTTACTCTCAAACTCAACAGTTGCAAAGCAATTACCGTAGAGAATGAAATCATCAATCAACTTATCTGCTGTACCCTCAAACTTACCTTGACGGAGTTTGTTCTCCATGTAGGCTTGGATGGTGTCTCGTTTAACCTGTTTAGCGGACTCTTGATCATCAGCTTGCCACCGCATCCAGTTGGAGTTAGGGAACAAAGCTGCTGAGTAGTTAGCCTTAAGGTTATCGTAGATTTGGGTTAGCTTGGGAGTTGTAGTGGAGTTAGACCAAGGAAGACGCTTGTTAGCTGTGGTTGTCGTATCCGTAGCATAGAGGTAGTTACGGAGTTCCTTCTTCTCTTCAATCCAAGGCTGACGCAAGTTGTTAAACGTAATATACTTACGGCTAATCTCACAAGCTAAGTTGTCAGGATTGATGAGGTGCTCTAAGTCGAGTGGTTTATTAATGCTCATATTTACCTACAGTATATACCTTATTTATTCTTGTGTCAACACTTAATGTGCTCGACCACCGAAACGAGGATGATAATGAACATTACCCTCTTGTTTACTTCTACTGAATCCTTTAGCTGGACGTACGCAACCTTCAATGGCTGTAGCTAGAGCATCCTTAACATCATCGTGAGGAGGGTTGTTAGAGACTAGTTCATCTTCTAGAACTTGGGTATTGCCGCCCTTGTAGTGAAAGACTTGTTGGTTCTCATAACGAGGAACTAGAACAGCCTCCATACGCTCCTCTTTAGACCCTTCATGCTTAGTTGGTTTAACTTCCTCAATACGAATCATTAGACCGTGAGGAGCGAAGAAGTCTTGCTTAAGAGACTTGACGATAGCTTGTTGTGCAGCAGTGGTCTCAGCCATTAACTTACGGAAACCCCAGCGATTGTGCAGTGCGAGGAGTTCCTTAAAGTAGTCACTAATACGGTCAGTCTGGAATCTATTGATATCTAGAACAAAGATATTATTATCTGAATCAACACCAACGACAACAATAGCTGTATAGTCAGCGCTCTTACGGTTAGAGTAAGCAAAGTCGATAGAGGCCACTAGGTTGAGTTTATTACCCCTGTAGAACCACTGGCCACTCTCTCTTGTAAGGAACTTCTTCTCGAAGTACTGGAACTTATCATAGTCAATGGGGCGGCTATCAGGGTCGGTAGGGTCATTGTAGTACTGAGCACGGAACTGCGTACGGTCTACATACTTAGCTTTCTTACGGGCTAACTCTCGGATGTCGAAACCAAACCACTTGCCATCCTTACGTTGTTGTCGAGGCCAGAGAAACTCACCAGTACCATCCCCTCTATTCTCAACTGTCTCCTCTAGAATCTCATAGATGCTCTGCTCGCCTGTAACCTGCCCATCATCATCGAACGTAGGCTCCACCATAGAGAGCATGAGAGAGTACAAGTCCTTTGGGTGGTACCTAGTACCCACAACCCACTCACGTGCCCCAGTGCCCTCAATAGAGGCTAGGAGAGAGTACTGAGTCTCAACACGATTACGACCCTCTTGGGTGTAAGCATTCTCATAGACTACGACATCATCAAGTACTGCAATATCAAAGTGAAGACCTGTGATGCCAGTAGTAAGACCAGCAGTCATAATGGAAGGGTCTCGGACTTGCTCAATGACACGAGAAGGGTGGTCTAGTTCAATCTCAGATGCTGTCCACTTCTTACGTTTACCTTCCTCAGGGTGGATGTGTTGAGGCCAGTAACGTCTGTGAACATCACTCTCAAAGATTTGTTTAATGAACCCTAGTTGTTTCTGAGCTAGGTTAGATGTAGCTGAGATGTAGAGAACCCTTAAGGTAGGGTCCTTAGTCAACTCCCAAGCAACCCTGTAAGCTACCATAGCAGACTTACCGTGGTCACGAGGGAAGAGGACTAGTTGGTGGTCTTTACAGTCAGGACGAGTCCACCAGTGAAGAAGGTCCTTATGGCAATTACCTAGGACCCTCTGAGGGGCTACAAGACGGATAAAAGCCTCTAATGAGGATTCCGCTAGTTCTTTTATCTCTTGCTTATTCATTTGTACAGTCCTTAATACCGCTCCATTGTGCCATCACCCCTATTACTGGTTTCGTACATTGGAGTGTTACGATAGTGGATTGTACTGCCTGTACCTACGTCGAAGTCAGTCAAACTACCCCCATCAGAAACGCAGCTATCTACCCACATCTCAGCACCCGTTTCGCAGTTGAAATTGATTGAGTTGCCTACGTCTGGGCCTTGAGCATTTCCAGAGAAGACACCTAGATTCCACGACAGAGTACCACTGCTTACATCAGCAACATTTTTAGCATTATTGAATTTGTGTTCGCAGTTCACGCGAATGATGCGAGTGCTGTCGTGCGACGTGCTGCCGTTGTTGGTAGAGCCTTCCTCAATACCATTGTGATGGCCGAAACATTCAATCTCGATGATGTCAGTCCCAGACCCTGCCGTTGCATAACTGAACCCGTCCTGATCCTTAGACCAAGCAGCCTCACATCGGTAGTTAACTAGCTTTGACCCGCTATTACGCACCCACCGAAACGCACTGATTATTGAATGTGAAAAAGTAGAGTTAACAGTGCAGCTTGTCCCTGCCTTATTCGTACAGACGGCTGCATAATCACTGCCGCCACGGAACACCACATTCTCTACATAGAAAAGTTGTGCACCAAAGTTCAGGCCAGCCAGATCACGAACCACACGGAAGTCACTGTCAGGCTCGCGGCTATCCCATGTCCGAACATAGATCGTGTTCCCGTCGATATAGAACGAACCAGCCGTATCGTTAGCGTCCGATTGCGTGCGTTCAATCATGCCAGAAGGCCCGCCGTATTCGTCCAGATAGCCCTTATCATAGCAATAGATTGGCGCATCGCCAGACACCGTGACTTTCCACAAGTTGGTGTAAGTGCCATCAAGCACCCAACCCGTTTCGGTTGAGGCTGTTGTGACCTCAGCGCGGTTCACGTTGTCATCGCAGACAAGGTTGCAAGCTACCGTCAGTGTCGGCAGGGTGCCTGTGTCCTCATGGTCGTATTCACCAGATGCAAGGTGAATTGTCGTGATCGCACCCCCGCTGTTCGCAGAGGTAACCGCCTGTGCAACCGTAGCAAACGGAGCGCCCTCGCTGCCAACATTTCCATCATCGCCCGTGACAGGATCAACATAGAAGTCAGCGGTAGAAGCCAACAAGTAGTCATCCTTGTCAAATGTGGTGAAAAAGCTTTTTGTAGTTAGGCCTCGTAGAATGTCAAAACCCAAGTCTTGCTGCATAGAAAAGCCTACAGGGAACGGCACCTTGACCGTCTTCTCGCCAGCCGTGGCCTCAAGGACCGACACTCGGGTATTGAGTGAGGACACATCCGACGATACGGTGTCAACATCAAAGTCTTCTGGGACCACTTCAAGTTCGTTCACCTCAAAGTGTGTTACGGTGATTGGGGTGTCACGATCATAGCCAACCCAAATTTTACCTTCCCCAAAACTAGCAAGGTTATCCTCGTCCAGATCAAGACGGAGTTCGTAACCGTTGGAGAGCTTCTTGCCGATAGCAAAGCCTGTCCCATCCTTTCGGATAACAACTCTCAGTTCCACTTCTTCACCCGCCGCGAAAATGGAATTGGTGTCCTGTGGAGATTGCCCATACGTGGTCTGTCCGCCACGACTGCCGTTGAAGCCAAAAATCCGACCACTCTCAGTGTAGGTATAGCCACGAAGATCACTGTCGCCAAAGTAGATCATAGCTCCCGGACCAGCAGCACTGCCGCCCGTATACTCAGCGTCCATTGTAATACGGATTATGGCCTCTGTGTTCTTAGACGCCTTGCGCACATGACCCATCCAAAATACTGACGGGTTAGGGCCTACCTGTGTGCCAGTACCGGGGATGACTAACTCCCCTGACGTTACAGAGTAGTCTACATCCCGAGGTGAAAGATTAGGTGCGTAAAGTGGGTCTTGGACCTCACCATCGACAAAGCTCGTCCGATTCTTTAGATCATAGATACGCTGGTTCTTCTCGAAGTCAGTGTCAATATCAACTTTGTCTGCCTTTGCGTCCAGAGGGCTTAGCCCAGTGTCAATCCAGTCTGCACCATCGTACTCCCATACGTGCATAGTATCTAATACTAAGGCGGTTTCACCAGTCACCATGCCTGTAATATCACCTAGGGCACCCGTGCTATCTGTCCCGTCAATTGGGGTGTAGTCCCAAGCACCTGCTGAGATTGCTGCATCTCTTGCCGCTTCCGCTGTGGTTACATCTTCACCAGTTGCTATTCGGTCTAAGCCAGTCTGCACTACATCTGCATTGGTTGATGCCACATCGGCAGCAGTTGCTGCTACAGCATCGTCAAGCGCCCCGAGGTCCACACGCTCAGCCGAAGCTTCTGCCTCTTCAGCCCACGTTTTACTAGACTTCCCAGAACCTCCATCAGGGGCTATTTCACTTTCTGCCCAAGCTTGAGAGAGGGCTGCTGCATCTTCCGCTGCTTGCTGACTATCAGAAATGTAAGTCGTAACATCTGTCCCTGATACAAACACTTCATCAGCATTAACCCTACCTACATTAAGGAGGTCGTTGGAGTTCATATCTAGATCAGCATTCATCTCATTAGGGGTGGACCCATCACGAGAAACAGTATTGTCTAGTTTATCGTTGAGTGCTTCAAAGTTATTGTTCAGAGTTGTTCCACTGGCGTAGCCTGTCGAAACATCTGTAAGAGTAGCCTTCTTAGCCATAGTAAATATTATCCTTATTAGTTGACAGCTTTAGAGAGAAAGCCCTCTTCAGTGAGACGTGTAAAATCATCCTTAAAGGAATCAGCAGCTTGGTTAGTGGACTCCTTAGATTTAGCTTTAACCTTAGGGTCTCTCTTATCTTTCCAAGGCTCATCAATGATGAACTTAGATGCTGCGAAGGAAGACTTGCCTTCATCCTTAACTTCATTCATAATAGCCTTGAAGGCTTTAGCTTTGCGGAGGACATCACACTCTTGACGCCAATCCTCAACGAATGGCTTGAGGAACTTATGTTCTCTTACCTTGAGCCAGTAACCTACATCACCAAATACTTCCTCAGCAAATGTAGCTTCTGAGGGATCGTCAACTACTAGGGTGAGGAATAAAGTTCTTAGGGAGATTAGCCCTGTCTTCTCATCCCTAATGGTGAAGATTGGTTTATCGGTAGGCTTACACAGTTCCTTAATAAGGCATAGGAACCGGAGACCATTCTTAGGTGTGTAGATGTCTTCTCTATTGCAGATAGCCATGGCGGGTCGGTGGTCCTTTTTGTATCATTAAGGTTCGGAGTAAGACTCCTCAACTAACTTAAGGAGTTGATAAGATCAACTAGTAACGACAAATAAGCTCTAAGGTGATTATTATTCTTTAAGGGGCGAAGCCTACCTTAAAGTATCCTTAAGGTTATTAATATATAAATAATAACACTAACATACTTAGTGTATACTTTAAGTACTTATCTTCTTTAAGAGATTAAATATTTCTTATACCTTATACTTAAAGTATACATTAAGTAGGAGGCTGTGTCAATGCTTATGTGTGTCATTCTCTAAAATAAGTTCCTTGTTGCCTTACGGACACACCCTACGTATACGTTAGGAGGAGGTCTCAATG